TGTCGGCGCCGAATTCTCGCGGGTGGGCCAGCGTCATCTGCCCCAACAAGGACGAGCACACCGATGGCAACCCTGAGGGCGGCTACAGTCCCTCAACGCGGTCGTACCGCTGCCTGCACTCGCACTGCGTGGATTTCGACTCGCACGCGTTTCTGGATTGGGTATCGGCCAATGGTGGGCCGAAGCATTCGCCAGGCTTGCGTGAAGAGCTACTCGCGCAGGCGATGGACACGGCGCTATCCAAACTGCAGCCGACTGCGGAGTACCCCGACAAGGGCGCGGAGGTGATCGCCGAAGTCGAGAAAAAGCAGCTCGATCGGGTTGAAAAGGATAGCTGGTACACGCGCTTTTCCTACATTCTGAGCGAGGATTCATTTTTTGACATGGAAATGCGACGTGAGATCGACCGCGCAGGGTTTAACGCCCTGTACCGGCACGTTTTATGCCATTCCATCCACATCACCGGCAAAACGAAGCGCCGTATTGAAGCGTCGATCTGTTTTGACGAGAATCGCCAGAAAAAGGGTGCGCTGACGTTAGCTGGCATCACTTATGCCGCTGGCGAAAACGTGCTGGTATCGCGTGAGGGTCAGGCATACGGTAACCGCTGGAAAAATCACCGTCCGGTTATTCCAACCAATACGATCAGCCCGAAGAAATGGCTCGACCACGTCGAGCATATGCTTCCTGACCCTGTCGAGCGTAATCACGTACTCGACGTGATGGCGTACAAATTGAAAAACCCGAACGTTAAGATCAATCACGCGGTGCTGCATCTGGGCGTGCAGGGTAGCGGTAAAGATACCCTCTGGGAGCCGCTATTATGGGGCGTAGGCGGCGCAAGTAAGGCGAACGTCAAAACCCTAAAGAACGAGCAGATAACGTCTCAGTGGGGCTATTCGTTAGAGTCTGAGATCATGGTGTTCGAAGAGCTGAAAGAGACCGAATCGAAAGACCGGCGCGCACTTGAGAATAACCTGAAGCCGATTATCGCCGCCCCGCCTGAGTTCTTGCAGGTTAACCGTAAGGGCCTGCACCCGTATGACATCTTAAACCGCGTGTTCGTTCTGGCGTTCTCGAACGAGCGTGCGCCGCTATCGTTGCCCAGTGAAGACCGGCGCTGGTTTGTGACGTACTCTGCCGCGCCGAGGATGGCCATGGACGAGGGCCGCGTGTTCTGGGAGTGGTACGCGTCCGGCGGCTTAGAAGCCGCGTGCAAGGTACTTTACGAGCGTGACGTGAGCAAGTTCAACCCTGGGGCGACTCCACCACTGACCGAAGCGAAAATTATTATGGTCGAGCAAGGCCGGTCTACTGCTGAGTCGTATCTAGTCGAGATGATCGAGCGCCGCCTGGGCGAGTTTTCAGCGGGCGTAGTGGCCGCGCCGTTTTATACCCTCTGCGATCGATTGCAGGGCGGCGCGCCGATGGGCACGCGGGTCGTTCAGCAGGCGCTGTTACATGCGCTGAAGGAAGCCGGCTGGGTCGACATGGGGCGGCTTAGGTCGCGCGACTTTGATGCCCGCAAACACATTATCTGCGCGCCAGAGCTGGCCAAGTCGGCCACGAAGTCGGAATTGCGCCGCATGGTCGAGGAAACACCGGCACCATCAGCCGTTCGCCTGGTTAAGTGATAAAAAAGCCCGTCAGGTTTTGGCCTGACGGGCAACCGAAGAGCGGCCACAATGGCCGGCGCGTGGAGAGTGCGCGCGCTACAATCCTAATATAACCGCAAGCAAGGCCGCAAGTATTAATCCGATGAGAGCGAACATGCAGCCTCCGATTCAATGTCACGGATAATCGTATCTTTGAGCAGGTCGACCACATCCACACCGCCGGCGTACGCGTGGATTAGCCAAGCATTACCGGCAAAGCCAACAGACCGGTCTGCGGGTTCCCAATCAACGAAGCAGAGCAGTTCGGTGTCGCCGTGCGTGTATGTGTACGGCCAGAGGTGCGCCGGATACCACGGCGCTGAAGTGTTAATTTGCGTTTTCATCGGTCAGATTCTCCAGAAGTGGCATTGTCAGATCGTACTGCGCAGTGCTTTCGACGTTTAAACGTGGAAAATACTCCAGCGCCTGCAGGCAATTCATCGAATCAAACAGCGCCACATATCGCGCCGTCGACATGTTCGGAGTCCATGTAGGAAACTTGCGCAGGTCTTTAAATTTGGCCGGTTTCCAGGCTTTGCGGGCCGCTTTGGCCCACTGAATCGGGTCTTTGTCGAATTTAAGCTTGTAGGTCGTTCCGTCAATTTTTATTGTTTGCATAGTTCAATCTCCATTAAATAGGTGTTAATTAAGTGTAGAGCGGTTCCGGCGGCCGCCAAAGTGTCTTTGGGTTTCGGATTGTCTAATGCTCGTGCCAGTACCGCGCGCGCTTGCCAAAGCAGGTTTTCATTCGAGCCGGTCATTTCGGCGGTTTCCTGCGCGCGCAGGATCGCGGTTTTAAGCTTTGCCATAATTTCCCCTGGTTTACCACAGCGCACGGCCGTGGCTTTCGATTGTCGGAATCTGGCGCGCCAGTACGGGCACGCGCCGTGTGATATACCGGCCATTAGCCGGCGGGTAATCTAGCCAGCGGATCACTTCGTTGAAGCAATCAAGCTGGCCATATTGCAGGCGATACCGCATCAATAATCCCTTCCCTTAATTTGAACGAAACCGCCGGGATCGCGTTTTGCTTTGCCCTTGGCATACAGTGCAACGACCACGCCGGCCGGCTCGATATGACGTACATCGGTATCGTCGCCATCAACGACTGGCCAGCCGCGAAATTCGGCCGGTATATCGGCCTGCTTTTGGAATACCACGGCCGTGCGTTTATTGGCCGGATTGATCAATCCCTTGATTGATATCGGTTTCGGCGTAATGGCCGAAAATGAATACGTCAAATCGTAATTACCGGCCGTTTTACCGGTTAGGTTCCGGCTCGGGTGTTTCGTATAGTCATAAAACTGTACGTCAGCGAACAATTGGAAAATCGTTTTGCCGTCAATCAGAATATTCTCAAACGGGATATCAGACGTGCCATTCGGCCGTACCAGTGGAATCAGGCCAAGCTTTTCGGCTCTGCGCGCATGCGACCATATGTCAGCGGCCATGGATAGCATAAATGCGCGCTGATTCTCGCGAAAGAATGCCGTTTTCGCGGCCCTAGCGGCTTGCACGGCATTAAATGCGCCACGGCCGGCCGATTTTAGACAGCCGTCAAAACAGCCGGCCAATTGTGCGAACGGACAAAGCTTTTCATCCGGTACCAGATAGCAGATTGCCGTCAGATATCCGATTTTCTGGCCTTTGATTGTTTTGGCGCTGGATTCGCCCAATATTGGGCGATAAGGTAGGTTTTCGCGTTTGAGCTGGAGTTTGAACGGGTTTTGCATGGCCGGTTCCCCTTATTTGGACACAATAAAATCGGCCAAAAATACTTCAAGCAAACGCAGACGATCTAAACCCTCAAAATCGCCGTTTGCGTCATTCCACTCTAATGCGCGGATGATGACGTCATCCGGTGCGGAATAGATATCCCACGCATCGTGCGGTACACCATGGAATAGTTCTACGATTTGGCCTTCGGTGAAAGTGTAAGAAATGTTTGACATGGCCGGTTTCCTTTTAGTTAGTTAATCGTTTTTTGTGTCAAAAATTAAGATGCATAAAAACAAGAATAGCCAAGGCAATGCAAGTGCAAGCAAAGCCAAGGCTGTGCCGATGCTAATCATGTCGCCGATTTTCCGTAGCCAATACTGTATACATAGCCGTCCGGCAACTGCAAAATGTCGCAAATTAAGTTAGACCGGCGCCATACCTTAATTTGAAACATAGGGTGAATGTCTAATGTACGGCGCAAAAATCGCTCTGCTTGTTTTTCGGATGACGCTACGCCGATTTGCGTGCGATTGTCAAAAATAGGAATTAAGCGAGTTGTCATGGTCGGTTCCCTTCAGTTAGTTAATAGGCAAGGCAAAGAAACAAAAATACAGCAAGGCCGGCGAATCCTAGAATCGCAGCGCATATTTCGGCGATAGTTGGCTTTTCCATTTTCTTTTCTCCGGTATTGGCCGGCTTTCGCCGGCCTGATTGATTAGATAATGAAATGCGGGTTGCTACCCATATTCCACGCCTCAGCCAGCGCCAGTAGATCGCGCCGGCTTTTGTCGGTCATTGCTGCGCGAATCAGCGCCGACAATCCCTGCGCAACGTTTTGCTCGTATCCGCCAATATTCATCATTACTTCAAGACGCTCCACTGCTTTGATTTCGCTTTTTTTCATGGTCGATTCTCCGTTTGCTTAAAATTTAATCAGTTTATCTGTAAATCTTTGTGTTGCTGAAAACCATTGTAGCAGATTGTTTTGCAATGTCAAGGATTATTTTGCATTTATTTTGCGTGCCAATTTGTCGCCAATATTGGCTGTTTGTGTCCGTCAAAAAACGTGCCTTGTGACCCACGCGATAACCTAGACTGGAAGCGGCTTTTAGCTATTTGTGGGTCATGTTTCATTATTTCTGTATAGCTGATTTTTATGTTTTAAAGGTTATCATAATGCTAATAGTGTCTAGAATGGGCGCGTATGCACGCGCAGCGCAGCGATTTTAAACCGGTGGCAACATGACCCACATGACCCACATCTCAAAATGACAACAAAAAAGTTATCCACAGATTTGTGTACAAAAGGGCAACGGAAAAGGGCCCCAGCAAAAAGGGCCCGCGCCACATGTTAGTGACCACTAACCCGCTCGCCAAAAAGTAAGTGCTCACTAACCTGGCTGCGAAGTAAGTGCTCACTAACATTAGAAGTGAGTGCCCACTAACCTGGTAAGTGAGTGCTTACTAACTTGTCAGCCTGGCAACTCGTAAGTGAGTGCTCACTAACCTGGGGGGTGGGGGGCCGGCGGCTGGCCGGTCTCGAAAACGGAGGTTCCGCAAACAATTTTTTTTATTTTTTTAAAGCGACTATTTGTGGGTAGCCAACATGACCCACAAATGCGCTAATATGCAGCCATGTTTAACTGCGGCACATTTATCTAAGCCATGCCACAAAACGCACTCGCACCCACGCCGGTCAATAGCCTGCGTCAAAGTGTCGGCGCCGACAACTATTCGACCGCGCCAACGTCTGGCGTAAAGTATTACTCGCCCCGCCCCGGCTTGACTTTTGTTGGGCAGGAACACGGCGCGGGCATGACGTTGCCACCTGACATCCGCGCGGCGGCTAGTAAGTACGGCGCGTACTATGAAGGCACCGGCGGCGACAAGCTGCCCGACGTTAAATACAAAGGGTCATGGGACGACGCAGCCGCAAAAAGCGTCAAAGGCTACCCATCAGAGTTTTTGTTCACCATCTTTACCAACACCGACGTCAACAAGCAGAAAGAAGCGCTGCCCGGCAACAGCACCATATTTGACAGCTTGCTAAAAAACCAAGACAAGTTCGGGTACTTTAAAGACCGCAAGTTTGACCGCGCTACGCTGGCTAAGTTCTTAGAATCGATGGGGCCGGGGTTCTTGCAAGAAGCCCAACGCCCGGCGTCAAAAGAAAACGTGGCGGCGTTTTTGGATCGCGGTGAGAGCCTGATGTGGAACGCTGACGACACGCCCGCACGACAGATGGCTAATAAAGCCAACGAGTCGCGCCAACGCTGGCTGCTGTCGCAACCGCAAGGCGTGTATTTTGTTGGGTCTGACCACCTGCAAGACTTGAAACGACTGCAAGGTAGATAATACTTAGATATGTTCAAATCAATCCCATTCACCCCGCGTAAAGTGGAAGCGACTGAGTCACGCCTCCAGGCGATCTATGACGCTGCTGCGTTGGGGCTCAAGGGCGACTCGCTGGCGTTAGCTGCCGGCATGCTGCCCACCGAGTTTAGGCAGCTGTGCGAACTAGACCCCGCGGCGGACATGGCGGTACTAAAAGGACGCGCTGACTCCGAGATCGAGGCCAGCGCCCACCTGCGGGAAGCTGCCCGGTCTGGCGACGCCAAAGCGGCACTCGCCATCCTGCAGCACGTCCACGGCTGGACGGCACGTCAAGAGATCAGCGTGGACATCACGAACAAGATCAGCATCACGCAGGCGCTGCAACAGGCGCAGGAACGCGTCATCGACGGGCGCACCATTGAAGGTCTGATAACTGAGCAGCAGCCCGAACGACTAACTACTAAAGTGACGCATGGCGCAACAGCCGATCTATGACGCCGAGGGCGAACAGCTTCTGATGTCGCGCCTCTGGGCGCCGACTATCGCTGACGACCCCGAGGCGTTCGTGCTGTTCGCCTTCCCGTGGGGGCAACCCAACACACCGCTGGCCAAGTTCAAAGGCCCGCGCACCTGGCAGCGCAAGATACTGCGAACGATTGCCACCCACATCCGAAACAACCGGGGTCAGATGGACATGGACGCCCTGCGCCAAGCAATCGCGTCTGGTCGAGGGATTGGTAAGTCGGCGCTCGTCTCATGGCTCGTCCTGTGGATGCTGACCACCCGCATCGGATCAAGCGTGATCGTCAGCGCCAACAGTGAGGCGCAGCTGCGCTCCGTCACATGGGGTGAGTTGACTAAGTGGCAGGCGATGGTGATTAACAACCACTGGTGGGAGATCAGCGCAACCAAGCTCACCCCTGCCAAGTGGCTGACCGAGCTGGTCGAGCGAGATTTAAAGAAGGGCACGCGCTACTGGGCAGCGGAAGGTAAGCTCTGGTCGGAAGAGAACCCCGACAGCTACGCCGGTGTCCACAACCATGACGGCATGATGCTGATCTTCGACGAGGCCTCCGGTATACCCGACGCCATCTGGTCGGTCGGTGCGGGCTTCTTCACCGAGCCCATCCTAGACAGGTACTGGTTCGCCTTCAGTAACCCACGGCGCAACCAAGGCTACTTCTACGAATGCTTTCACGCCAAGCGTAACTTCTGGCAGACAGAGAACATCGACTCGCGCACAGTCGAAGACACGGACAAGCAGATATATGAGCAGATCATTGCGGAGTATGGCGAGGATTCGCCGCAGGCTAGGGTTGAGGTCTACGGAGAGTTTCCATCAGCTGGCGAAGATCAGTTT